GAACACAACCGATTTGAACATTATGATGGGTCGTTAAGAAAAGAAAGCTAATTCCGTATTACGAAGTATTTATAATAAAAACTTTAGATGGAATTTTTTATAAAGAAAAACGCAACCTTACCCCTCCTTAAACTCCAAGTAGTAAAAGATGGTAGAAGTGATTACAATAATTTTATGGAATTGTTGGAAACTTCCACCATATTCTTTTCTATGGTTAATACCGAGAATGGGATTCCTAGAATAACTTCAAGACCTGCTGGATTTGTTGAAAAAATATTTGACGACCCCAATGCAGAACCTGAATATTATATTTACTATCAATTTACCAAACAAGACACGAGTATTGAGGGTAGATATGAAGGGCAGTTTTTGGTTAAAACATTTGAGGGTAATGTTATTTACCTGTTAGAGAAAAATTGTTTATTTATATTCAAGAGTCGTTTATTGCTGACGATTTAGAATATAACACTTGTTATACATCAACATTCCCTTGTTGTGGAAATCCTATAATAGTTGATAACCCAAATGAAAATAATGTAACTATTGTTCCCCAATATTATCCTGGGTCTATTGGTGCTTTGTATACTGCAACGTCGAGGTATGTTGCCGATACAGATATGACGGTATCGTTTAAAAATGTTTTGGGTGTTATTGATGGGGAACCAATTACTATTAATACTTCGGTAACAATTTACACCGGTTATAAGGAGGCTACGACTGAAATAATAGTTGATGATGATTTTAATAGATTAAATTTATCTACATTATTTTCAGATGTTGTATTAACTTCGGATAGTTATTCTCAATATGATTTAATGCCGATTATTGATAGTCCAATTATTATTGAGCCAATAGGACCAAGACCAAGACCAAGATTTGTATTTGCAACAGTTGTTAGTTGTTGTGATGGATTAACATATTGTATGGGAGATATTCCAATAACAATGCCATTAGGAACAACGTTAGTTGGAAATGATGGTTTTTGTTATATTTTAAAAGATTTTCAAGACATTTGTGATGTTGATTTATCGTTCAGTGGTAAATATTATAAAGATTGTAGAACTTGTACTGGTAGAAATCCTTGTAATGTAGTAAAACCAACTCCAACACCTACACCAACATCGACACAAAACCCTTGTTTAGTTACTCCGACACCAACACCTACACCAACAAAAAGATGTAACACACCGGTATTAAATACCGTTATAAATACAAGTGGTAATACATTTTTAGTATATTTTAGTAATACTGGATGTTGTAATTCGTCTATTGTAAATTGGTCATCAGATAACATTAATTTTACAAGTGTTAGTGGTGTGTGTAGTTCACCGGTAAGTATTACTTTGACAGGTTCATTACCATCAGTAATTTATTTTAATGTAACCACAATTTGTGATGGTTGTCCAACAACAACATCTAATACCGTTATATACTATGTTGTAAAACCAACAAGAACACCTACTCCAACACCAACAAAAACAATTGGTTCAACACCAAACCCTACACCGACAACTACCACGACACCAACACCAACAACAACACCAACAGTAACACCAACTAAAACATCCACACCAACACCAACTAAAACACCAACACCAACTAGACGAATTATTAATATACCTTATAATGTTTTATCTTGTTGTGGTACTTTATCAGGTGTGGTAATTTTACCATCAACTTTTATTATTGGAAGTACTATTCTTCTGAATGGTACTTGTTATACAATCACCGGAACAGCTATAAAGGGGTCTATACCAACATTTTATTGGGACAATTCAACAATATACTCTGGTTGTTCAAGTTGTATTAGTATAAATCCTTGTGCTTTAACACCTACCCCAACAAAAACAAAGACTCCAACACCAACACCAACTACCACAGTTACTAGAACACCATTATCAACCAGAACTCCAACCCCGACACCAACGCAAACTGTTACAAAAACATCAACTCCAACGGTTACACCAACAGTTACAACGACAAGAACACCAACACCAACTGTAACACAAACAAGGACTCCAACCCCAACAATAACTTCATCACCATTACCCCCAATTATCGGTTATTTCCAAGATTGTTGTGATGCAAATATTAAAATTAAAGTTGGTTCAATGTCAAGTGGTTTAACCATAGGTGCGTCATATTATTTAGAAACTAGTGGTTATTCAGGTTGTGTGGTGGTAATTTCTGAAACAAACACTAATCTTCAATTTAATAGTTCAAATTTAACTATTTTTAATGATTGTCCGGATTGTTTGTCAAAATTAAGTATTGTATGTCCAACACCGACTCCAACACCTACAAAAACAACTACTCCTACGAGAACTCAAACACCAACACCGACAGTAACATCAACGGTAACAACAACACCAACAAAAACACCAACTATGACACCAACACCGTCAGCACAATCATCGTGTAATAATTGTGGAATTAGTGGGTATTCATACATAATATCAAATACAACACCACAAACAGTTCCATCACCACCATCAGGTGTTTATAGAAATGCTATATGGGGGTCAATTTCTAACACATTTTCACCAATGATGGTAACTGTTTGGTATACCATTTATACGGGTAATACAGGGTTCAACAATATTACACAAGCATATCCAACAGGTTATACGTGGACTCAATTAAACACTGTTCAAATTATACCACAATGTAATGAGGACATTTTGTTTGGTTGGGTAGATTCTTCACAAGTTCAATCTTTATATTTACAGGTTAGAAATGTTTCAGGCACAATACTTTATCAATATGATTTAGGTTGGAAAAACAATCCATTTGACCCGTGTGCCGCTAATATGTTTCAACGAGCGTACACGAACATCGTTCCCATCACCGGAGATATAACTAATACTAAATTTAAATTAGTAAACCCATCAATAAATGTACCCGGACCTCAATAAATAAAAAAAATATAATTATGCCATTTTCATCATCATTTTGTTTAACAAATATAGGTAGTTTACAATTAGGAACATCAGTTGATTTTTATTCTGATGTGGATAGTTATACAGACCCTTTTCAAACAGATATTTTATTATCAAATATAACCGGAGTTAACTGTCCATATGTATTAACTAATATTCCAAACGGAACAACAACACTTCAAATTTTAGATGTGAATTCATCTTGTTGTGTCACAATACCAATATCTCAAAATACGATATGCGATATATGTGATTTAGGGTTTGACTCTTATTCATCAACTACTTTGAGTAGAATTATTGCTGGAAACTTAACCGGTAGTTGTGATAATAATATAACAGATTATTTAATTGAGTGGTATAATATTAGTAATTTAAACACACCTGTTTATACTTCAGGTTACGGTACATTATTCCAACCATATGGATTTACACATCCTTTAATTGGTATTAGTAGTATTCCTGCGTTATCCGGTACCTATGTTCCGGTTATTAAAAAAGTTAGATTAAATGGTATAAACTATTCTTCTCAGCTAGAAACAGGATTTGTTCAAGCAACATTAAATTGTTTCACAAATACAACGGTAAGTGTATCACCATTAACGTGTGACAACGGAACCAATCAGGGCGACTACACCCATTTATTACAATTTTCAGGTGCCTCTCAAGGTCAATCACCAGTACCGGTGCAGGCAACGTTTTTATTATCAGATACTACTAACTATTTTGCTTGGAGATTTAATGGATATAGTGTTCCTGACACAGTCAAGATAACGTATTATGGAACATATTACAATAACACACCAATTATTTTAGAATATTATAATGTTGGGAATGATAATTCAACAACAAATTTCTCAAATAATCTAAATCCTAAATTAGTAAGAAATTTATTATATTCTCAACAACCGGGATTCAATAGGGTAACCTGTTTAACTGGTTTAACTAGAAGTGTTGATGATTATTTAGTTTTAGAAATTACACCAAACATATTAAACTTTAAAACTGATTATGATTTTTATTTCACTTGTTTAGAGACATTTAATTGTGATACTTGTTTTAACAATTATTTAAATTCACCATATAAAATACAAGGTAGTTCAATTACCGGAATAACTCAAAGTTGTAATAGACTTTATATCTCTTTTAACACTAGTGGATGTACAACATCAGATATTGAGAATACAGATTATTATAAATATTTTTATACTCCATCAATAATTTCACCAATTTTTAATAGTGCTGCAAGATATGATATCAACGGATTAATATCATCATTTAATACACATTGGTTTTCAGGTGTATCGTGTAGTCAACAAGGTTCCGCTTTTCAAACAGTTTGTAAACCATTTAGTAATAACACATTATCATTTACAAAAAATTTAAGTGGTGTTAATGGTATTGGTAATGTATATATGACATTTTCAAATTATAATGATTTAATAGATTTTAATGATTCATATAATTTAATATTATCTTACGCAACAATCATTTCCGACCCAACAGATATTAGGTATTACCGATTTATATATTTAAGGGTTCCGATTCTTAGTTTAGACCCAAATACGGCATTAAATGAAAGTTGTGGTGATAGTACGGGATTTAAGGATTATTTTTTACACACTAGTTCTGTGATGACAACAGGTTCAACAAGTAATGGTTGGTTTATGAATGTTACTATGCCAACAATAACAAAACAAATTAGTTTTACTAATTGTGAATTATATTGTGATAGTTATATCGATAATGTGGTCACAACAATTAATAATTCTTCTACGGGAGATAGTTTAAATAACATATCTTGGATTAACAATAGTGGTAATCGTGTTGATATACCGTTCTACGGATTTACTCAAATTACGTTAAATAATAATATTAATACCGGGTCAACATTTCAAAATTACGAAATAATTAGTTCGTATTTAAATAAAACATTACCAATGTCGGGAACAAATTATACAATAATACCGTCATTATCGGCACAAACTTGTGATTTAATTGGTGAGTATCGTTCTCAAAATTATTTATCCGGTTATAATGACGATTATTATATAAAATATCAATATGATTACAGAGCGGAACTAACAAATGTATTAAATATTAATGATTTTAAAATACTTGCTAAAAATTTGGTTAATGGTGTCCCAACCGGTAACTATTTTAGAATTTATGAAAAACAAAATGGTGTGGTAATTTATTCCGACCCCAACTTTATAATCTAACAAAAAGACCTTCGGGTCTTTTTTTTTATCCATTTGACTTAACCAAACATTTCCAATATATTTATAGGGAACAAGACAAACCTGACTTATGTCGGAGCCAATATGTCACTCTAAAAAATATAATATGGTAACACAAGAAGAAATTAAGGCGTTCCTTGAAGGGAATGACCCCGAAGAGCACATAGTTGCTATCGAGTATGATTACGTCACCGACGCAATCTACAAAATCAAAGAAATCCCGGGTCAGGGAAAAATAATCAAAAAAGATACATTTACGGCATTTGCTTGGGTTGGAGACCTCAGAGATTTGAATTTTTATTCAAAATCTAAAGACCAACAAAAAGAAGCAATGAAAAAACACGGAATCATCATTGATAAGTTAGAAACCAAAGGAAATGAAAGATTAGAAAAAGGTCTTAAATTTATGGTTAAGTCAATGAAGGGTTACCGTTCACTTATCCAATTCTTTAAAGAGGGTGGTGTTGACCCTTGGGGTGAAAAAACAAAAGGAAAACTAACGGTACTTCCACCGGTTGAGCAGTTCCTTATCTCAAGAGAGAAGAGGTTATTCAAAGGGTATGAAGAATACAACGACATCACTAGACTCGGATTTGACTTGGAGACGACCGCTTTGGAACCAAAGGATGGTCGTATATTTATGATTGGAATTAAAACCAACAAAGGATACCAAAAAGTTATTGAGTGTGCTGACGAAGACCAAGAAAGAAAAGGGTTGGTGGAATTCTTCAATATTATTGATGAGATTAAACCATCAATTATTGGTGGATACAATTCAGCGAACTTTGATTGGTTTTGGATTTTTGAGAGATGTAAGGCACTTAATTTAGACATCAAAAAGATTGCCAAATCTTTAAACCCGTCAAGACCTATCTCACAAAAGGATGGAATGTTAAAACTTGCAAACGAGGTGGAAAGATATTCCCAAACTCAATTGTGGGGTTATAACATTATAGATATTATCCACTCAGTTCGTAGAGCACAAGCAATCAACTCAAGTATTAAGTCCGCAGGTCTTAAATATATTACCCAATATATTAAAGCAGAATCTCCCGACCGAGTTTATATTGACCACTTAGAGATTGGTCCGATGTATGCTAAAAAAGAAGAGTATTGGTTAAATGTTGAGAATGGTAAGTATAAAAAAGCGAATAATCCGGACTTCAATAATTTAGATACAAGATTCCCGGGCAAATATGTAAAGGTAACCGGAGATAATATTGTGGAGAGATATCTTGATGATGACTTGGAAGAAACGTTGACAGTGGATGATGAATTCAACCAAGGAACGTTTCTACTTGCATCGATGGTACCAACAACATACGAGAGAGTTTCCACAATGGGAACCGCAACTCTATGGAGAATGATTATGTTGGCTTGGTCATATAAAAACAATTTGGCGATACCCCAAAAAGAAGATAAGACCGACTTCGTAGGAGGTCTCTCACGACTACTTAAAGTTGGATACTCTACCAACGTATTAAAACTAGATTACTCTTCCCTATATCCATCTATTCAGCTCGTACACGATGTATTCCCTGAGTGTGATGTTATGGGGGGTATGAAAGGTATGTTGGCTTACTTCCGTAACTCACGTATTATGTATAAAAACTTAGCATCTGAGTTTTATGAATCTGACCGTAAAAAATCTTTATCGTATGACCGAAAACAATTACCGATTAAGATATTCATAAATAGTATGTTTGGAGCGTTATCCGCACCACACGTTTATGAGTGGGGAGATATGTTTATGGGGGAACAGATTACTTGTACCGGAAGACAATATCTTCGTCAGATGATTAAGTTCTTTATGAAGAAAGGATATACTCCTTTGGTTATGGATACCGATGGTGTGAACTTCTCAAAACCTGAGGGTTGGGAGAACAGAAGATACGTAGGTAAAGGGTTGAATTGGAAAGTTAAAGAGGGTAAGGAATACACCGGTGATGACGCTGACGTTGCCGAGTTTAACGATATGTTTATGAGAGGTGAGATGGCCTTGGATACAGATGGGACTTGGCCTTCGTGTATTAACTTGGCTCGTAAGAACTATGCGGTTATGGAGGCGAGTGGTAAAATTAAACTTACCGGTAATACCATCAAATCAAAGAAACTTCCATTATATATTGAGGACTTCTTAGATAAAGGAGTGAAAATGTTATTGGAAGGTAAAGGACAAGAGTTTATTGAGTGGTACTATGAATACCTACAAAAAATCTACGATAAAGACATCCCTCTTATGAAGATTGCTCAGAGAGCGAAGGTGAAGTTATCAATCGACGAGTATAAGAAACGTTGTACTCAGAAGACAAAGGGTGGTTCGTTAATGAGTAGAATGGCCCATATGGAACTAGCCATTAAGGAGAATTTAAAAGTATCGTTAGGTGATGTTATTAGTTATGTAAATAATGGTGAGAGAGCGTCACACGGAGATGTTCAAAAAGTTACAAAAAATTTATACACTAAAAAAACTTTGGAACAATATGTTTCTGAACACGGAAAAGAACCTGAGATTAAATCAACATCACACATTCAATTAAATTGTTATATATTAGACCCTACTGAGATTGAGAACAATCCGGATATGAGAGGTGATTATAATGTGGCACGAGCAATCACAACGTTTAATAAGAGAATTGGTCCATTATTGGTGGTGTTTAAAGAAGAAGTAAGAGAACAACTAATTGTTGATAATCCTGAAGACAGAGGGTTCTTCACTAAAGAACAATCTGAACTTATAAATGGTGTCCCATTTAAAGAGGGTGACCAAGACAGATTAAAAGAAGACGTGTTGGATATTAGTGAAGGTGAAATTAAATATTGGGAGAAACGAGGAATGAGTCCTGATTACATTTACGATTTAGCATCTGAGGGATGGGAAGAATACATAAAATAAAAAAGGGGTTAATACCCCCTTTTTTTTATTCTAATTTTAAACCATCTGAACTAATTATGTACCAATTATTATCGACTTTAAAAAATTCAACACAAGCTCCTTTATCAATAAGTATTTCATCATATTGTTCATCTATTTGTCCCATCATTGGAATAATTAAAACTTTAGTTAATGTTTTAATTACAATATGTTCAGTTGTATTTTGGTCTAAAAGTATTTTACAATAATCAACATCTTTAACCAAAATAAATTCTTCCCCATTTGTTCTATGTTCGGGAATTACAATTGTTTTAATTGGTGGTTGTGTCGGTAAATTGGACATTGACCCAAATAATTTTTTACCTGTTTTTGTTCTTGTTATAAATGTCATATAAATTAAATTACGTATATTTGTCTTGGCATTGCTCTAAACTTTAATTGTTTATTTAAGTTCTCAGCAATTAACGCCTCTCGTTCCATAACCTTTTCAGGTTTTAATCGTGTTAATCTACCTTCAGCCCCAATTAATTCTTCAATAAGTTTGGATTTTTCATCTTTTGCTTCAGTTGATAATGACGCATAATCCATTTGTAATTCACTATCAGGTGTTTTGATGTTTCCACTAAATTTACCACGAACTCTTGCTAATGTTTCTTTGACATAAGCGGTAAACCAACGACGAATCCAAACTTGTGCTGGATTATTTAAATCTACCCAATCAATCTCATCAAAAGGAACATCTGATGGTAATTTAATAATGTCCGGATTATCTTTTAAACATTTATCTCTATCGGCACCTTCAGTATCGTAATACCAATACCATACTTTACCCCTCATCATTGTTGCATTTCCGAAGTCAAACTTACCACCGGGAACTTGCATTAAATGTAATGCTTTTTTACCCTCAGGTAAAGCAGTAATTCTATAAGTTAATTCACCGGCAATAATTCTTCTTTGAATATTTATTTCTTGCATTCTTAATAACATATCAAATGCCGGCATCATAAAATATGACCCTGACATACCCATTTGAGAGAATCCTTCCGGACCACCTAAACCACCGGCACCTAACGCACCGAATGTCCAAGGGTCAAATAATAGATTATTAAGTTCAGCTGGAGTGTACCACATTACTTCATTAATTTCTCTACCTGCCGGTATCTCATAAATCTGTTGTCCCCTTACTAATTCAATATAATCTTTTTTAAGTTCCCAATCACCACCCGCTTGTAGTCCAACAATTTTAGAATAAGCGTAAGTATAACGAGTTTCATAATCTAAACTTTTAGTTATGAAAGCCCTAGATAACGATTGTGTGTCAAGATTAAGATTATACAATGATGTCCATTGAGATTCAATTAACCAATCTTGAACATATTGTGAATAATCACTTATAGATAGTTCTAATAAACTATCCATCATCTCATCTTCAATTTCAACAGAAACTAAGGGTGCTCCTAATTGATGACGAATTCTGGTATAGAGTTGAGTTCTTTGAGGTTCTGCGATAATTGCCATATAGATTTGTGTTTCTATATAAATATCATCTAAGAGTATAAATTAAATCTTCTTCAGGAAAAACAAAATTTCCATCTAAAATTTTACATCTTTTGTTGTCAAAAATTAAAATTTCTTTATTGTTTTTTGCAAAAATTAACCAATTTGTTCTATAGGGTTGTACGTTCGCTGATTCGAATATTGTTGTAAATCCATTATTAGTGTTAGTGTGACCAAATGGTTTTATTTGTGCAGTTTTTAAAATACCATCAACAATTATTTCACAATCGACACCACCAATCATATCTTCACTACTACCAAGTTTACCAACGGATTTAACATTATCATCACCAAATTGTCTTTTAAGGATTTCAATTGTGGTGTCTTCACGTTTTTGACCCCAAGTGTGGGTTTGACCCAACACCATCATAAGAGATTGGAATGTTGAGGATTCGGGATTAAAGATTCTTGTTTTGTATTCGTCAATAATATTAACAAATCTTTTAACTTGGTTAATTTGTTCAAATATACCTAAATTATTGAATGATATTGGTTGTTGTTTTTGGGAAGATAACAGTTTGTTAACATCTCTAAGTAGTACACAAAAACAACTATAATTTGTATTTAATTTATTTATAACTGAACGACCTTCTTGTTCTAAATCATATATTCCGGACATCTCCCCCTCACCATATTTTCCTTTATCATAATAATTTTTAGAAAAAACATCTTTTAAGATATTGTTTATTGAATTTTTAAATAAATTTTTAACTCTTGGGTTTGTATTGAATACTTGTCTAATTTCTTCAACTTTTGATGGTGAACATTTTTCGGCTTTTGATTCTGATAAAACTAATGTTATTTTTCTATCCGTTTCATTTTTTTTAATCTCTTCAATAATAAGATTAGCTTTGTTTTCTGTATTTTTCATAAAGGCTTATTTTAATATAAATATGTAAACAACCGAATTAACCCCGGTTGTTTATCTTATTCATAATGTTTGAGATAAAATCTCCTTTGTCTTCTAAATCATCCCCCATCACGGTTCCAATGTTTTGTTTTTTTTGATTTACCATATCATAAATGATTCCTTCTATTGAATTATCAAATATTGGATAGTAAACTGATACCGAATTTTTTTGTCCGTATCTATACGCTCTGTCTTCCGCTTGAGCTAAGTCACCCGGAACAAACGATAGGTCATTAATGATTACTGCCTCAGCGGCGGTCAGTGTGATACCAACTCCTGCGGCCTTAATATTTCCAACAAACACCTTAATCTTTTCATTATCTTGAAATTGGTCAACAGCATATTGTCGTTTAGGTTTTGATGTTGAACCATCTAATCTTACGGCTTGTTTACCAAAATAGTCGGCAATTCTGTTTAATGTCTCAGTAAAGTTGGTAAAGATAATAACTTTTTTGTCTTGTTCCAAAATATTTTCAGCTAATTCTATAGTATCTTTAATTTTTTCTTCGGCAATAACCTGACGAACCTTCATTAACTTACTGAACTGAACTGTTAAAGATGTTGATTCATCGGGGTTTCTATTATACCAATCATAGTATTCACCCATCAACCCTTCATAAAGTTTTGACTTTAATCTTAGATAAACCGGTGTAATAATTTTTTCAGGTAAATCTAAAACATCGGTTTTTAATCTACGTAAAACTTGACGAGATGTCCTATCTCTTAATTCTTCCAAATTGGTTGCTCCGGCAACATTCCATATTTTTCTTTTTCCTGCGGTAAATTGATAACCACCACAATATCTGATAGCATAAGCCATCCAGTTTTGAGCGGTTGGACTCTCAATAATTGATAATAGATTAAAATAGTTCATAGGTCGGTTAGTCATCGGTGTCCCGGTTAATAACCAAACTCTTTCACATTTTTTGGTAAAACTATTGACCAATTTTGTTCTTGCCGCAGTACCATTACTAACATAATGTGCCTCATCTAAAATAATTAAATCAAATTCACCTTTGGTGATTAAAGAATTTTCTTTATCTTTAAGGTCGTAGAAGTTTTTAAGAATATCGTAATTAACAATCACAAAATCGTGTTCATTTGACCAATTCTTACTCTCAGAAATATAAACACTTCTATCAGAATAGTTTTCAATCTCACGTTGCCAGTTGATTTTCAAAGATGCCGGACAAATTATAAGAATCTTTTTGGCTCCCGTTTCTAACGCCGCAATAATAGTTGAAGTAGTTTTACCCAATCCCATATCATCAGCAAGAATAAATCTTTTGGAACCCGCTAATTTCTCAATAGCTTCTTTTTGATGAGTAAGAGGTGGTCGGTGTGAATACTTTTCGTAATCAATCTCAACATTCTTAATTGTGTGTGTTTTAATTAAAGCACCTTTAGGTAGCCAAAATTCGTGGATGGTTTCACCCTCTAAAATTTTACCCCAAACGTGGTAGGATTTTTCTTTCTCAACTAATAGCTTTTCAACCCATACCTGTTCAGGGATTTTTAGTAGTAATTTTTCATCGGCAATCTTTTTAGCAAAATAGGGGTCTAAATCTACCCACCTTTTGGCTACCTTTGGTGTGACTTCATAATAATTTGTAATATAATCGCATTGAGACCTTGTTGGAAAAAATCTTTTATTGGTCTCTTTTTGATGTTTTAATTTTAGGATGTAGTTATTTGCCCCTTGATAAGTTTCAAGGAGATTTAACGCTCGTTGTTCTATTGTTAAATTAGAATTTTCAGATATATTGTTTTCCAAATTTAATCTTTTAATAGAAATATAACATATTTTATAATATTTATCAATATGAATAATAAAGTACCAATAACAAGAATAGGTAAATTCTTCGGGGCTGAGGATTTTAAATTACAACAGGACTTTGGAACCGAATGGTTACACGGGTGGATGAATTTTACATTGGTTTTATATCGTGTTGATAGATATAAAACTAAAACTGATGACGTTTATGGTGAAACAGCATCTGATGGTATTAAATTTTTACCACCAGTTGAGTTTAAAGGATATGTTCAAATTATGGCACCTGAGAACAAGTATTTAGGTAATTCTAAAATAGACCAAATGGAACCGGGTAATATGAAAGTATCAGTTTATCAAAGAGATTTAGATGAATTGGAGGTGGATATTAATTATGGCGATTATATTGGGTATTATGAAACAGAAGATAAGGTAAGATATTATACGGTTAATAATGATGGAAGGGTTACTTCTGATAATAAACACACTTATGGTGGATACAAACCTTTTTATAGAACAATAATGGCGTCACCGGTAACTAATAACGAATTTAGAGGATTATAATGAAAGTAATAATTACAGAGAGTAAGGTGTCTAATTCAATCTATAACTATATTGATGAAACCTTTGACCCAAATAATATGGATTGGATATATGGTATTGATGAAGATGAAGATGGATATCCGGATATTGATAGAGAAAATGAAAATTTTTTAATGTTTTACAAAGGAGAATATGAAGGTTACGAAGATTCTGATTTTGTTTTTCATTATTTTGATGTTGATTTCTATGATAAGAACGACCCATCACATAAACCTTTTAGAGATGAAGCACCAATATTAGATGTTTTAGGTGAAAATGGAAGACATTTAGATAGTATGTTTGGAACTCATTGGAAAGAACCGATGAAAAAATGGTTTAAAGATAACTTCAAATTACCAGTTAAAACCGTATCAACGTATTACAATTATGAAATTAATAATTAACGAAAATCAATATAGGAAATTATTTGAAGATGTTACAAATAATGAAGAAAAACAACATTTAGGTGATAGGGTTATGGTTTATTATAATTTACATAAACACACCTTTTCAGTAAGTTATAACGGACGAGTTATTGCTCACGCGGATTACGTTAAATTACTTGATGTTGAATTTAGAGTTAGACAAGGTGGTAGAGATAAAGTATTAAAAGACAAAAGAAAAAATGTTCATTCATTTGTGATTGGAACTTTGGTTGATTATTGTAATTATCCTTGTGAAGATATGCCGAGTGAACCTAATAACAATATTGTGACTTATAACCCATATAAGTATAACTCATTTGTTATGAAAGACACTGAAAAACCCGTATATAAAGCGGATATAGTAAAAATGATAAATTCTAAGAACAAAATATTTATAATAAATTAAAAAAATGGGTTTACCAAGTAAAATAAAAAAAAACTTACCACTAACTGAACCAAAAACTCTTTTACCAAGAAGACAAGAACTTTTGGACAAAATCAATAAAGACGGAACTTATCTTCCAAAATCTTTATTGCACGCCGACTTGGACAGAGGGTTTTTAGATTTTGTTAAAGATGAGTTAAAAGTGGTTGTTGAAGGTAAGACAATTCCAACGGTTGATATTATTGTTACAACTCAAAATTGGGCTCAATTTACCGAAACTTGGAACTTTCAAAATATAGATAAAAACGCCGAACCACCATTTATAACAACAATTAGACTACCCGAAGTTAAATTTGGTACAAACCCTTCGTTGTTATATAACATACCAAATAGAAGACAATATTTTTATGCTCAAGTTCCAACTTGGGATGGACAACGAAATGGTATGGATGTTTATACAATACCTCAACCGGTTCCGGTGGATATTACTTATTCTGTTAAAATTATTTGTAATAGAATGAGAGAGTTAAATAAACTCAATCAAACTATTCTTGAAAAATTTGCATCAAAACAAGCTTATGCCGTGATTAAAGGTCATTATATTCCAATTGTTATGGGTAATATTACCGATGAGTCCGTTATGGATGTTGAGAAAAGAAAATACTATATTCAAAGTTATGAATTCACAATGTTAGGATTTTTAATTGACGAAGATGAATTTGAAGTATCACCAGCAATAACAAGAGTTTTACAAGTTGTTGAATTTGATAAGACCACAACAAGACGTGGTAAGAGAAAAAAAGACGAGGAGGGTGTTGGAAGTCAAGCATTATTTATTGTTGGCACCACTACTTTAACACAATTATTTAGTTATATTGTTGATATTAAAATTGGTGATACAACAAATATAGATTCGTTTGATGTCTATATCAACGATGATTATTATGGTAGTGATTTAGAGTTAATACAAATTAATTCAGGTGATATTTTAAGAATTGATGTAGTTAAAACTGACAACCAATTAGAATCAAGTATTCAATTCATAGATAAGATACTTTAATCTTCTCCGTAGATATCTTTTTTTTCTTTACACTTTTCAACAATAAGTCTTTCTAAGAACCGGTACATTTTAATACCTCTCTTTTCACAGTAGGTTTTAAGAATCTCGTGTGTCTCCACCGATATCTTTAAATTTTTAATCTTTTTGATGTCTTCATCCATAAGTAGAAAAAAGGTAGAAAATAATCTCCCTAAAATATAAATAGTTGCTACGAAGTAAAGTATTTTGATTTTTTTTTAATATTTATATATAAATAAAATTATAAACAAGACAAACTAATGGCAACAAACAGCAAAGTATTCGTATCACCTGGGGTATATACTTCCGAAGTTGATTTAAGTTTCGTAGCACAGAGTGTGGGTGTAACCACATTAGGTATTGTTGGTGAGACTCTTAAAGGTCCAGCTTTCGAACCTATTTTTATACGAAATTTTGATGAATTTACTAACTTCTTTGGAGGGACAACACCTGAAAAATTTATTAATACACAAATACCGAAGTATGAAGCTTCGTATATCGCAAAAGCTTATTTACAACAATCTAATCAGTTGTTTGTAACTAGAATTTTGGGATTGTCAGGATATGACGCGGGACCATCTTGGTCTTTTAGAACAATCGCGAACGTAGATAAATCAACAGTAGGTTTCCAATGTTCAGGTTTTACATATGATATTAATACTTGTACTAACATATGTACAGGATATACTATCACTCCATTCACATTCACCTTTACTGGATGTAATAGTGGGATTGGTACGGTTCAAGTATTTAATGTTCCAACATTAATCTCAAATAAAATAAATGATACTTACGAAACATTTAATGGTAGTACATCAAGACTTTTAGATAATATTCAATCACAGTTATTTGACATTATAACAACACCAAGTAGTTCAGCAACATCGATTAACTACTATGGAACTATTTCAGGTTCTGACTATAACTCTTTAAGCGCTTATACATCTGAAAATAATGTCTATGGTATTGATAGTGTAAGTTCAACTAACGCAGATTATACTGACGCAAATAACGACCCTTGGTATTATTCTTTATTTGATAATAATAGTGGTTCATATAGTGGTTTCTCATTCTATAATGTTGTTAGTGCTTTAACCGCCACTACGTCATTATCAAATTGTGCAACATTCTATTCATTTTCTATGAGTTCTGCAACAGTTTCAAATACTGTTGGTAGTATAAATTATAATAACAATACAATTAGTGTTGTATTACCACAAGGAACACCAACATCAGGATTAACAGCATTAACTGTTATGTTCAGTTCTTGTACTACAAATGTTAAAGTTAGTGGTGTTACACAACAAAGTTCAGGAACAACCCAAAATTTCTCAGCGGGAACTAAACAATATGTTTTAGTGTCTCAAGATAGTGGAACAACAAAAAATTGGACAGTAAATGTTTCTATATATAATCCTTGTAATCCTGCAACATCAGGTAACACAGGTTCAAATAATACCGGAATAATAACAACTTGTTATAGTGGTACGGTAAGTGGTAAAATTTACACATATTCAGGTGTTTCGTATACTGATTTTGATGATATGGTTATAGCAACTCTTCGTTCAAGAGGTATTGCAACTTATGGTACGGGTAGTGATGGACCGGTTTATGAAGTTACAGGAGCGACTGATGTATCTATTAATTGTACTGCATCAACTTATTCAAATATTAATAAAAATCCATTTGCAACGTTTGGTCTTAATGTGACTGATTATGATGGTAATACATTCTTCTTCGAAACATCATTTAGTGAATCAGATTCTAAATACTTACCAAAAGTATTTGGTTCTTCAAACTTTGCTAAACCAAGAACAACAGTTCCGGTATTTGTTGAAGAAAGATTCCAAGCATTATTGAATTATGGATATAATAAAGGTTATATTAGAGGTTTAAATTGTAATTTATTAGATTTACCAAGAGCGGCGGGTAGTGGTAACGCATCCTCAATCGCTTACTACTTAGAAAGATATCAAACACCGGTTTCTCCGTGGGTTGTTTCTGAAGTAAGAGGTAACAAAGTATTTAATTTATTTAGATTTGCAACAATATCTGATGGTAATGCTGCTAATACTGAAGTTAAAATATCTATTGCAAATATGTCTTTTGGTAATTTAACATTTGATATTTTGGTTAGAGACTTCTTTGATACGGATAATAATCCGGTAGTTATTGAGAAATTTACAAATTGTACTATGAACCCAAATGATAATTCATTTGTGGCCAAGAAAATTGGTACAACTGATGGTGAGTATGAGTTGAATTCAAAATACATTATGGTAGAAATGAATGAAGACGCACCAATTGACACATTACCTTGTGGATTCCAAGGATTTAAATTTAGACAATATGGTTCATCAAGGTCTCCATTCCCAATATATAAAACTAAATATGATTATCCAGGTGAGGTAGTATTTGACCCCCCATTTGGATTAAGTTCAGGTGGTAATGACGCTACTCTAAGTCCGGGAGATAATGTTCGTAGAACTTACTTAGGTATTTCAACAGGAAACGGAGCAGGATACGATGTCGATTTCTTCCAATATAAAGGAAAACAAAGACCATTAAATATATGTATTGATAGTGATGCTGCGGAATGGTTAACACTGACAAAAGGTTTCCATATGGATAAAAATGCAAGTGGTATTACAATATCAAACGCATTTACTACAAGTGGAACTCCGGCATATTACGTTGGTGATACAACATTTACATCTGACCCAACAAGTGAATCAAGTCCTTACTACAGAATATACTCACGTAAATTCTCATTATTAGTACAAGGTGGTTTTGACGGATGGGATATCTATAGAGAATCAAGAAGTAATACGGATAGATTTAAATTAGGTAGACAAGGTTTCTTAAACGGATACTGTCCGGATATTCAATATCCAACGGCCACAGGATGGGGAGCATTCAAGAAAATTACCGTTGGAAACAATAGTGTTGATTATGGTAATTCTGATTACTACGCATACTTATTAGGACAACAAACATTTTCAAATCCTGAGGCGGTTAATATCAACATATTTGTTACTCCGGGTATTGATTATTCAAATAACTCTGATTTAGTTGAGGAGGCGATTGAAATGATTGAGTTTAACAGAGCTGACTCATTATATATTTGTACAACGGCTGATAGTGATTTATTTATTCCAAGTCCTGACCCAAGTGCATTAATTTACCCACAAGAGGCGGTAAATATTTTAGAAGAAAGTGGTATTGACTCTAACTATACAGCAACTTATTACCCTTGGGTATTAACTAGAGATAGTGTTAATAATACACAAATCTATTTACCACCAACGGCTGAGGTTGTTAGAAACTTAGCGTTAACCGATAACATCGCGTTCCCTTGGTTCGCAGCGGCAGGTTACACAAGAGGTATTGTAAACGCAATCAAAGCGAGAAAGAAACTTACTCAAGAAGATAGAGATACTCTTTACCAAGGTCGTATCAATCCAATTGCTACTTTCTCTGATGTAGGTACCGTAATTTGGGGTAATAAAACTCTACAAATTGCTCAATCAGCACTTGATAGAATAAATGTTAGAAGATTATTACTTCAAGCTCGTAAATTGATTTCAGCGGTATCTGTAAGATTATTGTTTGAACAAAACGACCAAAAAGTAAGACAAGACTTCTTAGATGCTGTTAACCCTATCTTAGATGCAATCAGAAGAGACAGAGGTTTATATGATTTCCGTGTAACAGTTTCGTCAGACGTGGCTGATTTAGATAGAAATCAAATGACAGGTAAGATTTATATCAAACCAACCAAATCGTTAGAATTTATAGACATCACATTCTATATTACTCCAACCGGAGCTTCTTTCGAGAATATATAATAAAAAAATTATGACTCATCTTAGGGTGGGTCATAATTAAGCCTTAATTAAAAATTATGTTAAAAAATAAAATAAAAGAAGGAATTGATGAGTTTGGTGCTCCGGATGAAAAGTATTACGCTTTCGATTGGGACGATAATATTGTGTCAATGCCAACAAAAATTTTACTTAAAGATGAAGATGGTGATGAGATAGGGATGTCTACTGAAGATTTTGCAACTTATCGTGAAATAATTGGTAAAGAACCTTTTGAATTTGACGGACATACAATTGTTGGATTTGCAGAAACCCCTTTTATGTATTTTGGAGTTAAAGGAGATAAACAATTTATAGTTGATGCTATGACTGCTAAACCTGGACCGGCTTGGGAAGATTTTGTTGAGGCAATAAATAATGGGTCAATTTTTTCAATAGTGACCGCAAGAGGTCATACACCATCAGTACTAAAAGAGGCTTGTTACAATTACATTGTTTCAAATATTAATGGTATTGATTCAAACGAATTAGTTAGAAATTTAGAAAAATATCGTGATTTAGCGGATGAAGAAAATGTCTCTAAAAGAGAGATGATTCGAGAATATTTGGACTTATGTAGGTTTTACCCTGTAAGTTATGGAGAAGGTTCCGCAACTAATCCGGAAGAAGGTAAAATAAAAGCGTTAAAAGAATTTGTTAAATATGTTAAAGATATGTCTCAACATATACAAAAAAAGGCTTTCTTAAAAAATAAAATAAATAATTATTTTGTCCCAAAAATAGGTTTTTCTGATGACGATTTAAAAAATGTGGAGGTTGTTAAAAAACATTTTGAGCAAGACCCAGAAAATATTATTAAAACTTATTCAACAGCAGGAGGAATTAAAAAAGAATATTAAAATAATTATTATAAATAAAAACTATTAAATAATTAATTATAATAACTAGGATTTCTAGAATTATAAAAAATTTAAATCTAAAAGTCAAGAGAAAAAAATTAAATAGGTAATATTTATAATAAACAAGATAAAAAAATAAAAATTAAAAACAAATAGACAATGGCTGATTTATTAATGAAAATGCCCATACCGTATGAACCAAAAAGAAAAAATAGGTTTATTGTACGATTCCCATCTACTTTAGGGATTAACGAATGGTTCGTAGAAACAGCTGCTAGACCACATATCACTATTAAAGATGTTGAGATACCTTTCTTAAACACTTCAACATATGTTGCAGGTCGTTTTAATTGGGGAACAATTTCAGTTAAATTTAGAGACCCTATTGGACCTTCAGCATCACAAGCTCTTATGGAGTGGGTACGTTTATGTGCTGAGTCTGTAACAGGACGTATGGGGTACGCAGCGGGATACAAGAAGAACATCGACCTTGAGATGTTAGACCCAACAGGTGTTGTTGTGGAAAAATGGATTTTAGAAGGAACTTTTTTAAGTGATGTTAATTTTGATTCACTAGGTTATTCAGATGATGGTATCGCGGGTATTACAACAACTCTTCGTATGGATAGATGTATATTAGTTTACTAATATTATAAAACTCATAATATATTCAACCCTACATTTAATTATGTGGGGTTTTTTATTTATATAAAAAAAACATTTCTTATTATTTATTATAAAAAGAAAAATATATGGAACAAAATTTATTAGATGCTGCAACACAAAATTTCAGTTTACCACACGATGTGGTTCAATTACCTACAGGTGGTGTATTTTACAAATCAAAAAAGAAATCAGTTAAAGTTGGTTATTTAACGGCTAATGATGAAAATTATTTAATTGGTGCCGGACGTAGTAGTGAAAACATAATCTTAAAATTATTAAGAAATAAAGTTTATGAACACGATTTACGACCTGAAGAATTATTGGATGGTGATGTTGAAGCCATTTTAATATTTTTAAGAAATACTTCTTTTGGGTCTGAATATAGTGTTAATTTAACCGACCCGGCAACGGACAAACCATTTGTTGGTAAAATTAATTTAGATGAGTTAAACATTAAAAAAACTCAAGTTAAACCGGATGAGGATGGTACTTTTACAACTAAATTACCAAGAACCGGTGCAACCGTTAAATTAAGGCCAACAACATTCTACGACACTATTGAGTTAGATAAACAAGCGGAACAATATCCTGTGGGATTACAAGCCCCAAGAATTACTTGGAAATTACAAAAACATATTGTTGAAGTTGATGGAGACCAAGATAGAGCAAAAATTGGTTTATTTGTAGATTCATTACCAATTATGGATTCAAAATACATAAGAAATTTTTTAAGAGAAAATGAGCCGTCATTGGACTTAAAAAGAAGTGTAATCGCCCCTTCAGGAGAATTGGTGTCTTTCGAGATTACCTTTGGGGTGGACTTTTTTCGACCTTTCTTTTAGTCATAGACAAATGATGATTGAGGAATATATGTATTTAGCTCAATCACTTCGTATATCATATTCGGATTTTCATTCAATGCCGACATATGTTAGAAAATACATTATAAATAAATTAATAGATAATAACACACCAGACTAGTTAATCAAAAACTATGTTTGGTGTATTTATTTATAAACACATTTAATTATGGCAACAGGAGACGAGTCAAAAACACCGGGAGGTAAGGCGACTAAAGGATTAGAAGATGCTATTGGTTCTAATTTTAGTCCTAAAGCGATTGCGGAAGTAGTCGTAACACTTGACAATGCCGCGAGTCAAATGCTTAAGCAGTTTGGACAAGGTCAAGCTATGGCGGACATATTACGTATGAGTATGTCTGAGTCCGTTACTTCTGTTAGAAAATTAGGTGGAGATATTGAGGATGTTCTTAAAATTCAACAAGAGGCATCTAAAGAATTGGGTAGAAATGTTATTTTAACCGAAGAATCAACTAAAGATTTATACGCAACAATGAAAGTTACCGGTCAAGAGGCAAGTAAAATTGTTGGTGGTATGGCGGATGTAGGTATTTCTTCCGGAAAAGCTACCGCAGAAATGTTAAAGGTTGTTAATATTGCGAGAGAATCCGGTGTTAACGCTCAAGCGGTTTCAGGTAAAGTTTTAGATAATATGCAGGCACTTAACAAATATAATTTTGCGGGTGGTGTTGAAGGTTTGGCTAAAATGGCTGCACAAGCTACTGCGTTGAGAATTGATATGTCTCAAACTTTACAGTTTGCGGAAAAAGTGTTTGACCCTGAGGGGGCAATTGAAGTTGCTGCGGCAATGCAAAGATTAGGGGTGTCTCAAAGTAGTTTACTTGACCCATTAAAACTTATGGACTTGGCACAAAATGACCCTGCTGAGTTACAAAATCAAATAGCACAAATGAGTCAACAATTTGTTCAACTTGGAAAAGATGGACATTTTGAAATTATGCCGGGAGCTAAACGTCAATTAAGAGAAATCTCTCAAGCTATGAATATTCCTTATGACCAACTTACTAAAATGGCGTTGGGTAGTGCGGATTTAGATAAGAAAATGAAAGAAATTTCATTCCCGAATGTACCTGAAGACCAAAAGAAAATGATTGCCAATATGGCGGAAATGGGTGCGGGTGGTGAATATAAGGTTAAATTTACTGACGCAGAAGGTAAACAACAAGAAAAGAATGTATCTGAATTAAATGAAAAGGATGTTGCCGCTCTTGAAAAAATGGCTAATACCGCTCCTCCAACAATGGAAGAGTTGGCAAAACAACAGTTGACAGCAACTGATAGAGTTACTGCGGCAATTAATAGTTTAGGTGATAGAACAGGTTTAGGGTTGGCCGGTAGTAAAACCGGTGGACAAATATTGACTACCGCTAGAAAAACGGGTGAAGCGTTAGGTAATATTCCAAGTGAAGGATTATCTTCAAAAAATATTGCTAAAGAAATTGATAAATTTTCAGACACTGTAATGGGCGCACTTCAACAATATGGTAATTCAGGGACAGGTGCCGGAAAATTAGCAGACGCTTTTCTTGATTTTGCAGGATTTGTTAAAACAGAATTAAAAGATTCTTTTTCAAATGTAACAGAACAAGCTAATAAGTTAAGTGCTGATATACCATTAGTATCTGCATTAATTAATGCGGGTAAAGTTGCTATGGGTGGTGCACCGGCAAATACTCAGATACCAACAACTAATAATACGACAAGTAGTGCAGGTGGTTCAACAGGAACTCAAGGTTCAAATTCAACTATGGATGTTAATTTAAATGTCAAAGTGGATTCAACTTCACCAAATATTGATACAAAACAAATGGAAAGTGTTTTAACAAACCCTGCGTTTATGGAAAAGTTAACTGTTGCTGTTACAGAAGGTATGGGTAAAATGAATCCTGTTAAACAATAACCACGTTTAAAATAGGTTGTTAACCTATTTATTATAAAAGAAAAAAATATGTCAAATAGTACATTATCGTTTGCATCATCGTCTTCGTTTAGAGATGTTTTAATGGCTAGAAATTTAGCCCCATATAACATTGCCGGTGTGTATTCACCACCTGTTAGTAATTTAACATACGAAACAGTTTTAAATGTTTCAAATGTTATAGATTCTCCAAATGAATTAATTACTAATGGTATTTTTTCTAATCAACTTTATCCTCTTAATGAATACGGACCTAACGGTGGTTATAATTTAGATATTAATTATAACGGAGCTCCACTTCCTGTAAATTCAAATCAGGGTGAGTATAGTCCTAACGATACTGTATTAGATTTAGTTAATGAATTTTTTATTGATGCTGCTTATCTTGATAATTACTACGGCCCTGTTGGTGGGTTCAATGATATGTATGGTGTGACAACACAAATATTAGGTCAACCAATACATCAACCTTACGGAACAAATTTTATTGCTTCATTATATTCACCATATGCAATTTTATTATCATCTGACCCTGTTGGTACTAATGGATTATTATCTCAGGATTCCTTTCTTGCGAGATTGGGAGGTCAAAAATTAAATGAACTTTTTCAAGAAAGAATTGCTAGACAAATTTTTATCAATACTGTTGGTCAAGTTAATTTGGAGTCATTATCAGACCCATTTGAAGCTAGTTTAATTATAGCCGGACAAGAACCTTTAGTTTATAGAAATTGGAAGATTACATCCCCTGAAGACCCTATTACAGCTGCTGCCGATTTAATAACAAGATTAGGTGGTGCGTATTGGCCGGTATCACCAATTCCGGGGAACTATTTTAGTGATAACACAAGAAATGGTCAAACACAACAAACATCAAACGCTTTAAATGTTGTTAATCAACTTACTGGTGGTTTTTTAGGACCAATATTAAATAGTAGTAGAAACCCATCTGAAATATTTTTAGCAAATACAGGAAATGGTCAAAGGTCTGTTTTATTTAGAAATTTAGAATACAATAGATATCAACCAAGTTACAGAAAAGATTTTGGTGGAATATTAGGTGTTGGACAAGCAATTGTTAATTTAATTGACCCAGCTAATGGTACTTTAGTGGGTGGTTATTATGTTGGTAGTAGAAATGCGGAACCATCTACGATAACATCACCACCTAATCAAGTTCCTGTTAACGCTTTTGGTCAACAAGAACAATCACCGGTATATGGTCCTTCTGAAATGGGTATTCTATTTGAGGGTAATCAAGATACTCTTAACTTTGGTCTTGCGGCAAAATCATTAAGTGATGGTGGAGGTCTTGATGGTCAATTTGTTTGGACATCACCAAAATATAAACCAAATGCGGGGTTCAAAGCAACACCCGGAGGTGGTTCAGGTTCTGCGGACCCGGAATATAATTTAATTAGTAGTAATTACACAAGAGACGAATCAACGAATTTTACATTCAAATCGACATCTATATTAGATGAGACACAAAGATTAGTTAATTCTGCGGATAATGTACAAGGAATTAGTAGATTAAAACACGTTGGTAACGCAATTAACCAAGTTAGTAAAGTATTCCACGATGGTTATAAAGAAATGACCAAAGGTTCTCAAGTTGTGTCTTATACAGACCAAACAACCGGAGGAGAGGCCGGTATTGAATACTGTAGAGTTTTTACTAAAGACACACCATATTACACTTATAATGATTTACAAAAAGTTGACGGTATTACAACAAGTGGTCGACAATTTGCTGGTTCGGTATTTGACAATACCTTCAATTTAAATATATCACCAACAAGAAATCCGGGTTCAACAAATATTATTGCTGACGGACCAAATGGTATTGGGGGATATGCTAAAAAATATATGTTCTCAATTGAAAATTTAGCTTGGAGAACATCAAGTAAACAAGGATATACTTACGACGAACTTCCTGTTTGTGAAAAAGGACCAAATGGGGGTAGAGTTATGTGGTTCCCACCATATGATATTAAATTTAATGATAATAGTAATGCTAACTGGACTGAAACATCATTTTTAGGTAGACCGGAACCAATTTACACATATAAAGATACAAGAAGAGTTGGAACATTAAGTTGGAAAATAATTGTTGACCACCCTTCAGTTATGAATGTTCTTGTTGAAAAACAATTAAAAGGTCAAAACAAAGAAAGAATAAATTCTATTATTGATTCGTTTTTTGCGGGATGTGTTAAATATGACATTTATGAATTGGCTAAAAAGTTTAATATGGTTCCAACCAAAGATTTATATACTTATCAACAAATATTAAATAACCCTAATTTAGATAGTAATACGGCTAAAGAAGTTATTAGTAGTGTACAAGGAACACCAACAGTTGGAACTGAAACTACTGCGGGTAATTCTACTCAAAAGCAAAATACTGACACATCAGTTGCTAGTTTATTGGATGGTTATTTGAATTTAGGGTTTTATTTTGACAATGACGTTCCGGGACCACGTAACAAAACTGCACAAATTCCAAGTTCTACGTATAAATCAGATTACGATAGTTACACTAGTAGTAGTAATCAAGATACATATGTTGATAAATCAAGTAAATTATTTATTGCTAATTCTCCAAATCTTAATGTTAAACCATTTTTTACTAATGTAGTTATAGATAATTTTAATAAAATAAATGATGGTTTTGTTGAGGATGCTTTTAAAATTTTAAGCGAAAAAAAAGGTACTATTAAAATTTCATTAGCAAGTTCAGCTTCAGCTCCGGCACAGGATGATTATAATGTTACATTATCAGTTAGAAGAAAAAATTCAGTAATTGAATATTTAAAAACAACTAAATTAAAACCATTTATTGATGAAACAAAAACATTAACTTTTGAAGGTAATACGACTAATGGTGAAATTGAAACAATTTCATTTCCAAAAAGTGCGAATGGGCTTTTTGGTTCATCCGTTGATTGTCATCAAGACATTAAATCTTCGACAAATACGACAGCGTCAAATAAATTGGCTCAAGTTTATTCTGTTGCAGCAATGGCTTGTAGACGTGTTGTTTTTAGCAAAATTAAAGTCACAGATGTACCTTCAGATAAACCTGTTGAACCTATCATAGAAGATAAACCAATACAAACTATTTCTGAACAAAAAGAACCAATCAAACCAAAACCAACATATAGAACAGAAAAGACAATAAAAGAAGGTATTAGTAAATTAATTTTAAGAAAATTACTTTCTGAATGTGATTATTTTGATGTTATTAAAAAAGAAGTTCCAATGTTATATGATTCAATTCAGGAAAAAATTAAATATTTTAATCCTGCTTTTCACTCTATGACGCCTGAAGGTTTAAACGCTCGTTTAACATTCCTTAATCAATGTGTTAGACCTGGAGAGACAATACCGGTTATTGGAGACAAGGGACAAATTGTTCAAAATGATGCGTTAAATACATCATTTGGGGCACCTCCGGTATTAGTTTTAAGAATTGGTGATTTTTACAATTGTAAAATAATACCTAAAGCGGTTTCATTTAGTTACGACCCATTAGTTTTTGATATGAACCCTGAAGGTATTGGTATTCAACCTATGATTGCTAATGTGTCTCTTAATTTTGATATTATTGGTGGTATGGGACTTGAAAAACCGGTGGAACAATTACAAAATGCGTTATCATTTAACTACTATGGTAATACGGAAATTTATGATGAAAGAGCTGTGTGGACTGACGATAGTTGGAAAAAATTAGATAAACAATATTTCCAATCATTAATTGATGAACAACCAACAGTTACACAGGTTGACAATCAACAAACAAACACTGCGGGTGAAACTATTGGACAAATTCAAACAACCGTTAATGGTGCTAGTGGTCAAACAGGTGATATTACCTATACAAAAATTATGGACAATTTATTAGATGTAAGTCAAGGATATCTTGTTAATATAGTTAACCAATGTGAAAGTACAATTAAATCATATAATGGTGGTATTTGGGAATTAATGTCTAAAGAAAGACAATATCTCGATGGGGAATTCAATTTGGGAACATCAAGTGACTTAGTTACGATATATGGTAAATCTGTTTATCAAGATAAAGTTGATGATTTATTTACTACATTACTTGATGATATATCAAGTGGGACTAATTTTATAATTGTTGGGTTGAATGATGTGTTTACCGATACAACGGCGGTTAGAAGTGTTACAACAAATTTAACAAATTACATTAATACATTAAAGGCTGACTTTAGTAATGGTATTGAGGAAATTAGCAATAACATAGTCCAACAAGAACAGGATATGGTTCAAGTTTTTAGAAAAATTAATTATGTTACCACATTATCTGATGGTGTTATTATTGATAATAAACCTAAAATTTATACATTAACCGCAACAGAAGAAGTCAACACTTCCGGTGCACAAATACAAAGTGATACATTCCAAGAATTAGTATTTGACTATGATTTAGTTGCTGGTAGAATGAATGATTATGATAGAGTTTTAAGTAGTACTGATTATAACATTATTAGTGATGATTATTCCGGTCCAGGAGGATTTACGTCAGCGGTTTTCCAAAGTCCATCAGATAAAAGATTTTTTATGGTAATGGCACAGGTGTTTAATAATAGAAGTAACTTCAATACATTTAAATCCGAAATTATTACCAATGAATTAGATAATACATATAATGGTTTATCAAAACAATTTAATAAGATAGTTGGTGAATTTAGAGATAAAGTTTTAGAAGAATTAGAATCTGAAGAAAAAAATATCAAACTTCTTAAAAAATCTAACGAATATATTACTTGGACTAAAGAAAACATTTATAATAAAGGAAAGGTTCGTAAGTTTACTTATACTACAGAACCTTCATCCTCAAATGAGGAACAGACTAAAAACTTATTGTTATTATATCAAGGTAATAATGGTGGTGATAAAACAATTTGGACTGATAAAACTCAATTTAATTAAAAATGAATAATAGACAAAACTACAATAGATATAATGAATTTTTAATGAATGGGGAGCAAAGTGTTGTCCCATATATTTCAATTTCAAGTAAATCGTCTGATAAGAGATATATTTACAAAGTTGGTCAATCTAGAATGGATAAAATATCTCAACAATACTATGGGACCCCAACGTTTGGGTGGTTGATTCTTGCGGCTAATCCAATCTTTGGTGGTGTGGAATGGAATATACCGGATGCTGCTATATTGACAATACCGTTTCCTTTAGTATCATCATTACAAGAATATAAATCACAATTAGACAATCATTTCTATTATTATGGTAGATAAAACCGAAAATATATTAGTCGAATTCGACTACAACAACATTACAATTATTGACCCAAACAAAGTTATTGATAGTGATAATAAAGTAAAGGAAAGGTATGTTAATCAAGAAGACTTGGTAATGTATGCAAATCTTGAGTGTAGTGTATTACCAAGAACAAAATTGGCAATTGGTACGGGAAATAATGACTCAATTAGAACTATATCTATTGCTAAAATTAATTTTTTAAAACCGGGAGATAAGGCTTATTTAGATAATTCATATACTGACGAGTTAACCGGTAAAGGTGCCATAAAAGGTGATGGTGTTAATCAACCTAAATTCAATAGTGTTGTTAATCCAAATAATAGTGATGATTTTTATCTGAAACAAACAATTAGTTCAGGTGGTAAACCCGGTGCAACGGATAATGGATTATTAGGTATAACCTCAATTAATATTAGACAAGGGTTAGATTTTTTACCAACAATTGATGTCAGATTAGTTGATGTTAAAGGTCGTGCATTATTTGAAGCCGGTGATAATTCACCATACGCAGCCTTTTTTAATTTACCATATCCATTATTTTATTTAACAATTAAAGGTTATTTTGGTAAAGCGGTTAGATTAGGGTTAATGTTACAAAATTTTACAACAACATATAATGCGGAAACATCTAACTTTACTGTTGATTTAAAATTTTATACATACAAGTATACGGTACTAAGTGATATAACGATGGGGGCTCTTTTAGCTACCCCACATATGTATCAATCACGATTTAATATTAGTCAAACTAGTGGTGGTCCAAGTACAACAACAAGAACTAATAATGTTGTTGTTGAAAGAGGTTACCAAAAAATTAGAGAAATGTATAGTGAGTATAAATCAAAAGGTTTAATACCTACTGATTTTCCTGAGATTACATTAATGCAAATGAAAGATAGATTAGATAATTTTATAAAAAATATTCTTGATTCATTTGTCAAACAAAATTTAGACCCATTAACCAATTTAGAAACTTATGGTAATCAATTATTTGATTATCAAAAAGAAGTATTTTATACCCTTAAAACTTCTTGGTTTAACGAGTTTATGGATAATGAAAATTGTTATATTAAAAAGAAAACAGGGCAAAAAATATACACATTTAAGAAAAATTTAGATGGTCAGAAAAAAAATGATGCAATTTCAAAATTAAAAGGTATACTTGACAAATATAATAAACTACTTAATGAAAATGTTACTTGTGGTAATGTTGATGGTAAAGGTAGTTATACTATTGATGGTAAAGTTACAAAATGTTCAATACCTAATGGTATTACTTATGAAAAAGTGTTTCCAATAAAGATAACCTCTGATGATATTGATTTAACGGAAACATATAAATTACAAAGAAAAAATAGTCAACCCACACCTGAAGATTTAACAAAATTCCAAGCGGAATTACAAAATAATAATCGTTTTCAGAGTCTTGATATAACTCTTAAAAACGGGGCAATTCAGTCGATATCACAATACTTTGTTTTTGAAGGTACTAATTCATTTATCGATTTAACTGATAAAATGAATAAAGACTTAAAAACAAAGAGAAATGAAATTGAAGATGCGTTAACTAAAGCTCTTGCGTCATTATTGGAAAATAAAGATAACGGGATTGGGTTTGTTCCAACAATTAGAAACGTATTAGCGGTTATTTTTGCAAATGGTGAGGCGTTTTTACGTTTATTGGATGAAGTTCATACTAAAGCTTGGGAACAGAGGGATAGTAAAATTAGAAAGGGTGTAATTTTTAATCAAGAAATTGCAAATGCGAGTGCTGATAATAAAACTTCAGGTGATGATAAAAATCAACCAGTATATCCTTGGCCTCAAGTAATTAAACAAACACCGGGTGAAAATGGTCAAGAAAAATATGAATTAAGATATCCGGGTGATAGTGATATTATTGGAGAAACAAAAGGTTTTTTATATGATGTATGGCCTGAAATTCAGTTTGTTGAGGAATTTATTAATGGTATGACTCAAAAAACACCACCTCCACCTCCACCAACAAAATCTTCAAATTCTGCTACAGAACCAAGAAGAGTTTCATTAGGGGCAATTGAATTCCCTGTAAACAATGAGATTTATGAAAATAAAGTTGTGAGTAAATATCTTTATGAGATGTATGAGAGAACCTTATTAACATCTCATTATTCAAAATTAGATAGAACAACTAATTTTACATCGGAGGCGGATAAAGTTTCAAACGTCATTAGTGAGGGAGAGTCTATTAATATACAAGATAGTGTATCAGATAATAGTGATGTTGAATTGATTAAGACATTAAAGGAGTATAATCTTAATAATTTCCAAGCGGTTTTAAAACATATTTCAAATGAAGGAAATGGAGCTAGTTGGCAAAATTATATACGAGGAATTTTTAATACGGGTTATATTAAAAATACGGTTGAGAATGCTTCATTTGCATTTATACCTAATAGTGAAATAGATAGTTCACTTTCACAACCTTTAGTTTCATTAAATAATGAAAAAGATATTGTTAATTATATTGCAACATCAACAACTTCAAATAAATATGATTTTACTGACACTTATCCTTTTACCGATAATAATTGGGTTAAAAGTAGTTTAGCTAATGGGATTGCTACTGATGAAAAATTGGCGTTTAATACGACTAAAACATTATTATATAATCCAACTAAAAAAATTGTTTCAAATTTTAATGATAATCAATCTGAGGACACTAAAAAACCAATAACTAATTTTGTTTATAAAAACATAAAAACACCTGAGATAATTAATAATGATTTTAGAAACTTTTATGCAACTAGAACATATGAAAATCAATTACCAACTGAAGGTGATGTTAAATATTTAAATTATAGTGGAATAGTTAGTAACTATCAAACAACATCAATTTTTAATACTCCGTATTTTATAAACGCAATTCAGGAAGGGGTTGAGAGTGATAAAAATGGTGATACTAATCCATATCTTAGTGCTGCTTATTTATTCATTAATAGTTTACCTCTATCAACATTAAGAGAGAAATATAAAAATTATACAGGTAATGAAACAAACTATTCTGATGAAAGTTTGGATTACATATTTGCGTCTATGAAAAAATTCGCTGCGGTCCATAAGGTTCCGTATGCTTGGGTTTTAAAAATAGGTTCAATTTGGCATCGTTATAAAAAATATGTTAATACTAATGTTGATATCTTAACTAATTGTTGGAATAATTTTGATTATGTTAATAATTTTGACCCGGTAACTAATAGTAAAACAAAGACGTATTCAATCATACTTCCGGGACAAACAGGTACTACAACAATTGTGTTGGAACAATATTTGACCGCAACAACGGTTGGTGGGATAAGTTATAATACAACAATTAACACAGGATTTTATCCTAAATTAATTAACGATTTTAATGTTTTTTATCAAGGATATAATATTTTTACAGGGTACACCAATAGTGGTATTCAAAAAGCGTTTACTGATGGTCTTGTTATGACGTATGTTCCGGAGGCGGTTATCAATAACGTACAAGGAATTCCGACAGGATATAATATAAATAATCGAGTAATACCCTGGTCGGTATCGGTTAATGGGGATTATGGTCAATATAAATTTGTGTTTCCATCTAATGGAAGTTTGGTTAACCAAACACAAAGTGAGTGTTTTAACATTCTAGGCCAAATGATTGAAGATGTGTCTGGAAATACTTCTATGTATAATGGGTCTGTTAGATTATTTTGGACAGCACCTAATTATGGTTATTTTGATAATGCTAAAGTTAGTAAACCTGAGCCAATTCATTATTTAAAAGAAATATTTTCCGGTCAATCTGCGCAAGAAAATTTCTCAATAAATGGGAAGTCAACTGATTACACAAAAATGAGTGAAATATTTTCGGTGTTTGATAGAGACGCATTAGACCAATTTGAAAATGAATTTTTAAACTTCTCAATATCGACCTATAATTATGAAGTTGACCCTAACTCTACAGAAACAGATACTGAAAAATCATTTAAAAATTTTCAATCATTGATGAGGATTATGATGAAAATTCCTAATACTAATTTTAATAATGATTTATCGGTTGAAGAAGTTCAATCAAAACAATTAACAAATGTTTCAAATATAATTTCTGAATTTTTAAATTATGACAGTTATTTTAAAATAGGTAATCCATCATCATTTAATAAACAATTGTTTTATACTTTTACAAGTAAGTATTCAGTTAGTGGTAGTAAACATTATATAGCCACACCGGTTACTTGGGATTATTATAATTATGTTACACCAAATTCATTACCTACAGGAACAACCTTAAATAATTCAATTACAACATATCCGTTAGAGTGGAAGGCTTTGGATACTTATGTTGGGTTTTCTGAGATACCTCAATTAACCTATAAAGATGGGGGTTCATATATTACAGATTTCTTTATTGATTGTAATATTGCGTTTGATGTTTATAATATTGAAAAATTGGCACCAATAATTAAAATCTACGCCACTCAAAAATTAAAAGATAATACTTTGAATTACGATAAGTTTGTTAAATTAATGGATGGTTATTTAGATAATTTAGATTCGTTTAATGATAGAATTATTAATAGTACTATTCTTAAAATACAGAAAGCGTTACCGAATGTTAATTTTACTTCTCAAGAAAAACCTGAAACTGTTTTAGAGAGTAAACAAAGTAAACTTGAATTATGGGAATCATTTAAGGCAACAAATGATAAATGGATTTCGGGAACCGATTTTAAAGAAAAAACATTATTTGAAGATGTTTTATTATTGGACAGAGCAAGTCGAGATGTTGGTAATTTGATTCTTGTTGATGTACAAAAATTAAAAAATAACTTAACAGACATTAATGTTAAAACAACTATGTTAGTGTACATCCAAACAATATTAGTTGAAAATAATTTTGTTGTGATGAATATACCATCATATGTTAATTTTTATAATGTTCAAGATGCGGTTAAAAATCCAAAACCAAAACCGGAGGGAACTTTAGAGTTTGCAAACTCGTTATTTGGTACATTTATGAATGTTGATTATAGAAACTCATCGGCAAAAATGGTTTGTTTTTATGCTGGTAAACCAAGTGAACAATTAGATTTAAAAGAGAATGTTGATTATCGTTATAGAAGTGATGCGTTTGATTTAAGACGTGTTGATAATCCATTAGTGGAAAACCAAATAGGTAAAAACGATTGGGATAAGTCAAACAAAGTTGTTGGGTTTAATGTGGATATTGGGCCTCAAAATCAATCAATATTTAAAGGATTTAATGTATCACAAAACCCTGGAAAGGCGACTGCTGAGTCATTAGAAGTTTTAAATCAAATGGCTAATCAATCAAACAATAGAGGAGGTGCTACCCAAAACAATTCATTATATAATTTATATAAAAATAGAAGTTATTCTTGTCAGGTAACTATGATGGGTAACGCTATGATACAACCTACAATGTATTTTAATTTAAGATATGTTCCTATGTTTAGTGGTCCATATATGATTCAAACAGTTAATCATTCAATATCTCCGGGTAACTTTGAAACAACGTTTGAGGGTATTAGACAACCAACAGCATCATTACCTAAGGTGGACAATTATATTCAATCTTTAAAAACAACATTATTACAATCAATTATAGACAAAAATAAAAAAGATAGGCAAGAAAAAGAAAAGGCAATTAAATCTACGACCGCAACTACTACTAATACTAATATTAAAAAACAAACTAGTGATAAAGTTGATGAAAATACAAAACAAGATGGTACAAAACAAAGTAATAGTCAAAATTGTACACCCAAAGAAAAATATAATAAATTTACGGTGACTGATGATAAAGTAAGTTCTAGTGCAACATATAAAGAAGTTGTTGATTTAATATTGTCAAAAACTAAGGATAAACCGGAAAAATTAAGATATGTTGTTTTTGCTACAATGTATATAAGGTCATCTCAAAGTGGTATGTTACAATCTCAATCCAATAATTATAGTGCTGTGGATTTATTACAAGATTGGGGACCATCTGTTGAACCTTTTTTTACCACTAAAAAATATTATTGTAGTGATTCAAATAAACCATATGTTGTGTTTGATAGTTTAAATCAAAATGTTGATTTTTTAATTTCTAGATATGAAAAAAGAGTTGCTAACATTGCTACTATATCGGCAACAGATATTACTAAATTCATTATATTAAATGCTGACTCAGATATAAGTCCGGATTCTGTTTATACATCAATGAGTTCTACAGATATTCAAACAATTGAAAGTCGTGTGCAAGAATCTATTCAAAAATTTAATCCAATATCAGGTAATTACACCAATACACCACCACCGGCGGACGTTCCGGCTCCAGACCCATTCGATTTTGTTGTTGAAGAAGTGGGCGGCTCATTTAATAAGTTGACGGTAACCATAAAACCAAATGTTGGTGTATGGAAAATGTTTGTTGCTGAATATAAATATTACAAAGTAACATCTGAATGTGGTAGTTCCGAGGGGTCAGGAAGAAGGTTAGATGAGTATTTTTCAACAAATAAAGAAACGTTTACAATAACTAGACAAAATATTTTGGATGATGAGGGTTGTGGTGCAACGACGGCTCAAAAAGATTTAGTTGGTAAATATACATACCGTATATGGATTTATGCAAATCTCGATTTACCGGTAACTAATGTTGGAGAAAGTTCAAGACAACAAGCAATTTGGAATGACTACGTTATTAGTTTTGAGATAAAATAACATTTACAAATAAACAGATATTTATATATAAAAAAGATTATGGACACAAAATCATTATTAGAAAATTACTTAGGTAAAAAAACTCGTACTACGGAAAAAGATATGGGTAACGGCTCAAAGCAAGTTTGCGATTTAGATTCAGGAGATTGTTATACAATTAGAATGAAAGACGGTCTAATTGAAAGAGTTGACAATACAATGAGTCAAAATAGAAAAATACAGGTTGAAACAACAACCGGTGTAAAACAATTATTAAACGGATAATATGAAAAAAATTGATAATAGAATTTTAGAGGAAATTGCTAGATATAATTCAATCAATAATTATATTGTTGAACAGGATGCTACTTTACCACCACCTCCGGGTGAGGGAGACCCTAACGTAGCACCACCTGGTGGAGCTCCGGCACCCGCTGACCCGAATGTTGCTCCTGCAGCTCCTGCAGCTCCCGCAGGACCACAACCGGTTGATTTAGAAAATGACCCTGATGTAGAAAAAGTTGGTGAAGGAGATTCTGAAGGTAAAACTGAAGAAATGGATATTACCGATTTAGTAAAATCTCAGAAAAAAGTTGAACAAAAACAAGAAGAGTATTTTGAAAACTTATTCCAACATTTAGATAATTTAGAAAGTAAATTAGGTGAGATGGATGGTATTATGTCTAAATTAAATGACTTAGAAATGAAGGTTGAAAAATATAGAGAAAAAACTCCTCAAGAAAAATTAGAACTTAGAAGTTTAGATTCGGGACCATTCAACCAAAAATTAAGTCAATTCTTTGATGATAAAGAAGAGGATATGGAAAAATCCGGAAAAAATGAATATATTTTAACTCAAGATGATGTTGAAGATTATTCACCGGTTGAAATTAAAAAAACATTTAGAAATTTTGGAGATGAAGGAAAACCAACATCATTCCAACAATTAAGATAAATAAGACGGACTAAAAAAGTCCGTTTTATTTTCACAAACAATTTGACAAACACACGGCTGACACTTATACTTTTATAAACCTTTAAATATTTTAAACACTATGGCGACAAATTCATTAGACGCAGTTTTAGCTCAATACGAGAAAGCTAAACAAGGTAGTACTTCTTCTACCTCAAAATTTACACAAGAAGAAAGAATGAAAAAATACTTCGCGGCAATCCTTACCGATAAGGAGACCCAAGGACAAAAAAGATTAAGAATCTTACCAACAAAAGATGGTTCTTCACCATTTAAAGAAGTTTGGTACCACGAGATTCAAGTTGATGGAAAATTCCAAAAATTCTATGACCCGGGAAAAAATGACAACGAACGTTCACCTTTAACAGAGGTTTACGAAGAATTACGTTCAACAGGTAAAGAAGCTGATAAAAAATTGGCATCAAATTACTTGTCACGTAAATTCTACATTGTTAAAGTTATCGACAGAGATAATGAAGAAGATGGTGTTAAATTTTGGAGATTCAAATCTAACTACAAAAATGAGGGAATCTATGATAAAATTATCCCTATCTACAGAAACAAAGGAGATATTGCTGACCCTGAAAAAGGTAGAGACCTTATTTTAGAATTATCTCCAGCAGAAACTCCAAAAGGTGCTTACTAAACCGTATTTCCAACTGTCATGTATGTTGTTGCTGCACCTGTTCATTCTTTCTTACACCTTGCTAACTCTTCACTTAACTTTG